TATTAGGTTGTTGATGTCGATGGAACTGGTGGAAATGATATTCATCACTTAGGTTGGACGAAGGGAAGAGTTGCAAAGATCTTTTCGACCTCTTCATCTTTGTAGTGTTGAAATTCAAGGCCACTGGAATCACGATCTTCCTGGCGTTTCTTGACGCAGCACTCGTGACTGAAACCATAGAATTTCAGCCCCTCAGTGATTAGTAACCCAAGTAAATTGTCCATTGTCCTGTAGTGATCCTCTGCAATCTCTTGCAGGATATACAGTTGTTGATCTGTGAGGTTGATTGTCAGTTGTGTGGACATGGTGATAGGTACAAGAAAAAGAAGAGGGCACTAGTACATGTATACCAATGCCCGTGTGGTTAGGAGTGTGCGAGTTGGTGTTCTGCCCAGGCGGCAGTGTGCATCTCGTCGGCTGTCATGGGCGGCTCGCCCAAGAGATCATTGTCTGAGGGCTCGTAATCAAGATAACCATCTAAGATTTCAAGCACCTCATAAAGAGCGCTGTCTAGTCCAATTTCAGTATCCATAATGTCGAGGCTGTCTTGGTGCTCGATAATGGCACGCAGCTCTCTACGGATTAGATCAACCTTGGAGAGGTCATTGACGCGGAAAGGAGGGTGGGTTGAGATGAACTTGAGATGGTGTGACATGGTGTTGAGGGTGGTGGTGTGCGGGTGGATTGGTCAGGAGATTGCCAGAACCTCGGGGGTGATGAACCCCACGCGATTACCGTTGATGTCGTTCAAGCAAAGGTCGACGCCGCTGTAGGGATCCAGATAGCTGGGGTCCCCTTGGAGGCGATCAGCTGCATAGCGCAGGATACGGGCGACCTCCTCAGCTTGTTCTGGGTAGGTGTCTCCAAAGGCAGCGTTATCAACGCAAAGGGAGATCTTGATGTAATGATCCATGGTGACTAGCGTGTGTATTTAACAGAGATAACGTCAAACCGGGTGAATAGCTGGCGCTGGGTGGGAGTGAATAGAGTTTCAGGTTCACCATTCCAGTCAGAGTCCTGGTAGAGCTCTTCTGTGAACTCCCGGTAAGTCTGGAGCATGTCTTGGAGGGTGTTTAGTTCTTTAGTTGTTAGTTCCACAGTGTTAAAGGCAGAAGAACAGGAGAAAGGCGGTAAGGATTGCTACGTTGGTCAGAATTTGCATAGGCTTAGTCCCTAATGGGTGCAGTAGGACCAACCAACTGGGCACGGGAGATGCACTTGTAGGAAGGCCCAACGCTAGTTTGGATTGCTCCCAGGGTATAGATGCTGGAGTTGCAGCGAATCTTTGCATTCGCGTTTAGGTGTGCATTGACTGCCAGAACTGAAAGCATGCCCAGGCTTGCCAGGGCAATAGAAAGGATGGAACGCTTGCTAGGAGTGTGCATGGTGGTGGGTGGTGATATGCAAAGGAGGGGAGAGCCCCTCAGGGAACCACCGTAGTGGCTCCGGGAGAGGATCAGCAGAGGAGCGAATTACGCTCCGCCACGGTCAGGGAGGGGTGCCGATACCAGTAGCCTTCATCCTCCCAGACTGGCTCCTCCTGTTGGTAGGTGGTGACAGTGTAGGGAGAGCCAAGCTCCTGATAGATGGCGTGCAATTCATCCTCTGATCCCGCAAGATCCCAATCCTCGTAGCCATCCTCTGAGAGGAAGTGAACTACATAGGGATCGAGGGCAGCGATGGTGCCGCCGTTGCGGGTGGTGAATGGTGTGGCCATGGGGTGAACCGTTCTAAGTGGTTGGTTGGTTGGTTGAGGGAGTGAACCCCTCAGAGGGGGCCTAAGCCCCCTGGGAGAGGATCAACCGCAGGCAGCTGTGGCAACCTTAGCGCGGCCGCCGTGCACAGGGAAGGTAATCACGAAACTGCGATCCGACCTGGCACATAGTGGGGTGCCTCCACCACAGCTGGCGCATTGGGTGGGGGAGCCTTCGAACGTGGCAGGGCACTGCCGGAACGTTACACCATCTTGCTCGAATTTTGCTGGAGTACCCTCTGGCACGATACAAACAACAGGGAGGCCCCGTTTGGCGAACCGTGCTGCCTCGCTGCGAACCTCTGTTGAGAGGTTGACAGTAAAGCCACGGCGGATTGCCGAGCGGATGGCTGCCAGATTGCCACTGGTGCGGATGTGGTGTGTGTAAGTCCAGGCGGCCTTGAGGTTGCCCGTAGCGTCCGCAAGCTTGCGCAGCAGATCGGGACGGATTGCGCCGCCCTCATGCCACAGATCACCCGCCACGTTGTGACGGAATTTAGAACCGGGCTTCAGCTTGGCCACTGCGGCAATGAATTCCAGGACAGGCAGACCCCTGGTGCCTGCTGTGACTGCATCCCAATGGAGCCTGGTGTAATAACCAGCCTCTGCATAGCAACCACCATCCCCCGCCAGAGGGCAGGTTGATGGGCAGCTGGTGCGAGCGGATGTGCTGACAGCGATGGCCCCTGTTTTGTCGTTGCTTGATTTGGTAGTTAGTGCGCTGTTCACGATTAAAACCTTGCTAAGTGGTTTGGTTGAGGGTGAATCCCTCAGGGAGAGCCTAGGCCCTCCGGGAGAGAATCAATCGGATTCGGATTCTTCTTCATGGGCCTCGAGGAGCTCCTCTGCCCATTGGTTGATTGTCTGGCCCCTATCTAAGGTGATTCTGATATCGGAGAGAAGGCCCTCCATATCGTCAGCCTTACCGTAGTAGGCCAGAACAGTGAGGATCGCAAATGCGTCGGACATAGGGTGAACCGTTCTAGGTGGTTGATTACAGCCTGGCGGCTGCCTGTGCTTAGTCTAGTCACTGGGGTGAATAGATCAAGCAAGCTTCACATAACGAAACAAAGAAGAAGCGGGCCTGTTAATTGCTAGGGGGAGTTCCTGATTAATTACCAAACCCTTGCACCTATCCTAGGCCCCTTACCAGCACTACAGTTTCCCCAGTTTCTGCCGCAGGTAGATTTTACAAAAACTCAACTCCTGACGGCTCCCCCGTGTTCCGTTGCGGCGCAAGGGATTTGGAGGGAGGGTAGGGTAAAAAGGGGGTTAAAAGCGTGTTGATTTGGCGATAATTGGTTAAAATGGGGTTGATTTTGTAGGCTAGGTAGTGTAAAGGGGTGTTAATTGTGGTTCTAGGTGTTGCAAGTGGGTCCAATTATGGGATTGGCCCCTAGTTTGTGGGTTTGGTTGGGTCTTGAGTGAGGCCCCACGTGTAATCGACTAGGGGGCCATGGTCACCACGGCGCTTTAGGTCTTCAAAGGTGAGGGAGAACCCCAGTTCATCGGAGAATTCGGCTAAAAAGGCCTGAAAGTGCTCGATATCGGGGAGCCCGGCGCAGACTTTCCCCCGTATTTGGCGTGGTTTGTCGGTTTGGCGGGAGTCTGGCATGAAGTGAGGGGGTAAAGAGGGGGATTGGCCCCCGTAGGGGCCGGATTGTCTCAATAGGGAAGAATTAAGTCCCCATCAGCGCTTAAATAGGCGTAAATTCCACCAAACGAATGGGCTAGGTGCGTCAGTTTATCGCCCCAGGGGGCTAACCAACGCCCAGAATCCCAGAATCCGGTGCCATGGCCGTTACGGGTCAGCATAAAGTCATGGGCAGCGGCATTCCAGGCGTCCCCATCGCAGTCGGGATGCAGCATTCTGGCGCAGTGTTCTTCCGCGTCAAAGCCAAGAGCCTCGGCCTGGGAGCGGAAGGCATTCCAGTCTGAGTCGACCCGTTCTATCAGCTGGGGGCTGATATCGGCGGTTAATTGCTCCCAGGGGAGCCCATCATCATCAGTCTCGGCCCATAAAAAGCAAGCTAAGGCGTGTTCGCTGTTAGTCATTAGAGAGAAACCGTACTAGGTGGGTAATTGAGGGGGAGAATCCCTCAGAGGGGGCCGGAGCCCCCTGGGAGAGAATCAAGCGTAAGCCGCTTCTACGTGGGTGCCGCAATGGTCACAGAATAGTTGGGAATCCTCCCAGTTTACCTGCAGGCCAACGACATTCCAGCCATCGGTTCCGGTAGTGGTTCCGATAGCTTCGCGCTCCGATTCTGTGCACCTATGGCAAAGGCAGGCCCCGTCAGAGGTGACAGCAACCATAGGGTAACCGCCGGGCCAAGCAAAGGGCGAGCGGGAGAGTTGATCGGCGAAGCGAAGAGAACGGGATTGGGTAGTCATGGAGTGATCCGTACTAGGTGGAAGGTTTAAGGGAGAGAATCCCTCAGGGAAGCCCGAAGGCCTCCGGGAGAGAATCTAGCAGCTAGGCCGCCCAGTATTCCGCCTTATCCGATAAATGGCCGGGGGCATGGGTGAGATTCCATTTCCGGCACATTTCACGGGCTTCTGTCTCTGTTGCTGCCCATCCGATGCGGATGGCGCGGCCAACACCGGGGCAGCGGCCATCGGGTGAGCTTGGATCCTTCTGCCACCAGGTGCGGTGGAACACTTCAAAAGCGCGGCTTGATTTGGTCATGGCGTGATCCGTACTAGGTGAATCGGCCGGGCTCTCGCCCCGCCTGTCCTAATCATACCAACGCACCCGCCACCGCGCAACCATCCACACCGTTAACAAATATATCTTCACACACAGTCACAATCCGTCACACTCACCTTTCTTTTTTTCCTCCACGTAACGTTTTGTTACAGGCGGCGCTTGATGGCTCTTGCAAAATTTACCCCAAAATGGCCTTTTCTAGAGGCCGTTAGGGGACAGCCATTTACAGTGTTTATTACGTTTAAAATCGTTTATATCAAGATGTAAGTACTAATAAAATGCCCGCTTCTCCTCAGGACTTTGCTCTGTGGTCACGGATGACTGGCAATCCCTATCCGCAATCCGTAGCAGAGCGTGTTGCCCTGGCGCCCCAGGTATATGAATTCTCAAAAAATATTGGAAAACAAAATGGCCCCATGGGAGGAGTTAGGGGTGCAATCGACACGATCGGTAAGGTTGCTCTTGCGGCCGGTGCTCTTGCTGGCGCTGGATATTTAGCAAGTAAGTATGGTGGTGAAAATCCCCCTCCGCCTCCTCCATTTTCTGGCGGTGGCGCATTACCATTAGATCTTTCACCAGATGTTCCACCCACAGGTCCCCAGGGAATGGGAGGTTTTGAATCTCAGGTTGTACGGGCTTCTCAAGACATCACGCCACCACCTACATCTGATCTTTATGGTCAAGATGTAATCAGTAACCAAACTTCGCTTGTTCAAGAAGCAAAAGGACTGTCACCACAAAAACCCACACAAGTTTCCTCTGAACTAAAACCAGCAACACAGAGCGAAGTTATTTCTTCTCGGCAAACTTTTGCCCCTGGAACCGAAGCTGACATGATCGGCGAAGATGCAGTACAGAAAGCTATTGCATTCCGTAAATCAAAAGCATACGGTGTGATGCAGGGTCAGTATCCAGGTTTACGGGATACTGATACAGAGATGCTTGGCGGCGGTGAAACAGTATCAGCACCACCAGTTTCGTCAACAAACGTTGTTCAGCCAGTGGCTTATCCCGCAGCAGTAGCACAAGATGTGTCTCAAGAATCTCAACCTAAGATTGCCCCTGCGGTACGTTCGGCTGCAGTCGGTCCTTCCCCAGAAGAAATTCGGGACTTGGATAAAACTTTGATGCTTGCTCACGGGATGACCACAAGTCGTCTGCAGCGTGAGTCCATGCGTAATGAAATGCTGGCCAAGAAGTATGGCGGACAAGCAGAACCAGAATACGTGGGTACCGGGGAGACAGTTACCACTGCAGCACAGCCTCCAGCTCCTAAAGAATTCTTACATTCGGCAGTTCAAGGCGTCAAGCAGCGTGCAAACCTTAGCAAGTATGGCTATGATCCAGAGCAAGGTTTCGGTGAAAAGCAGGCACCTGGTATGGAACAAGTTGGTCCCGCACACGCTGATTTGATGGCTGAGCAAATGCAGCATGAATTGGGCCGCAAAGCAGAGCGGGAAGCTATGTACAAACGGATCTCTCCTTCCCCCACCGCAGATCTTTCTTACCTGGCAAAAGAAGGACCTGGTAAATTCTTTAATCCAGCAAGCTACGTTATGTCGTAGTTGCCAGTGTTAAATTAAATACACTGGGTAATTTTAAGCGATTAGCTATTTAAAATTAACCATGGCGGAAAAAAAGAACTGGATTCAAGGGGCGGTCGAGCACCCAGGGGCTTTCACCAAGAAAGCGCAGGAACGTGGCATGTCTACGTCTGACCTGGCAGCCAAGGTAACTGCAAATCCAGAACAATACGATAAAACCACAGTTCGGCAAGCTAACCTTGCAAAAACATTAAAAAAACTTCGTAAAAAGAAAGGTAGCGAGGGCTCAAAATAAATGGCTTTTAATTTTCAATCATTTAGCAAAGATTACACTTCACCAGCTGATCAAGCTTGGCGCACTGGCAAAGGCCCTGATCGAGGAACTTTGGGACCAAATAGAAAAGTTGATACAGATCCAACTTCATTTAGAGATTCTTTTGTATCAAAACTTCGGGACAACCCTGGATACAAAAATTTTTACAATGGAAGCATATTCAGTGCTGATACAGCGGCTGCATCACAACAAAAAATAGATGAGCAATCAAATACATCAGATTCCACATTTAAAGATCCTGGGGACACCAGTATTGCAAATGATTTTTTAACAAAATATTCTGAAGGAATTTCTCGTGGATTAGTTCAAGAAGAAGATGCAGTCAGGCCTGAGAACTTAGCAAAATTCACAAGTGAACCAGCTGCTGCTAGGATAAGTGACAAGGATCCAAACACTGTAAACAAATTTCCAAGTCAAGGAATAAGCGTATGATGTCAGGAACTGCGACACGTTTTGCTGGTAAGGCACTTGGAGATTTCTTTAAGGCAGGATCTTCCATGCTTAGTAATGCCGCTGAGCAAGGTACTCTTAACTATCTTGCAAATGCAGCAGGCGCAGTTGATGCTCCAGGTGCATTAGGAGGTATTGCCAGGTTGGTTTCTAAAGCCGATCCGGGATTAACTTCAAAAATTGTTGGAGCAGCTGCACCGGCTGCTGTTGCAGGAACAACAGCGTTAGCTCTAAGTGCACTTACTCAGCCCAATGAGTCACAAGTTTATGCAAGATCTGCATATTCGCTCCCCGTTCAACCTGGAGCCGGGACCTATCGTCAACCGATTTTCCCGAATCAACAGTATGCAGGTGGCGGGCAACCGATGACCAATTTGCAAGCTGGTGAAGCCATGTTGGAGCAACAGCGTTTTCAGCACCAGTTGGAATTAATCCGTGCTCGTCAAGCTGCTTCTAATACAGCAGGTAGCTCATTAGGGCAGGGAGGAGGAGGAGTTGACATCAGTAGTGTCATTAATTCAGCTAAAGGTATCTACGGTTGATAGAAGTCCTGTAGAATATTTGAAGCGCAAAGCTGGCAACAACTAATCCTCCATATAAAATAAAAATGGGATACAACGCCAATCAAACTTTTGGGGGTTATGGTTCCGACCCATCCAGTACGTTTGGCGGCGGTACTTTTGATTCTGAAAAACCTTTCGGTGGATATGAAGTTGATAAAGACCTTCCAAATATATGGGATTTTCCTGAGGCATTAAAACCAGGGGAAAAAGAAAGCCCTGCCAATCCTGCAAACAGGGGTAAAAATTTCCTTGATGCTTTTACTAAAGGATTAAGTGGTTTAAACAAAAATAAGTATCAAGATCAAGCACAGCAAGGAGGATTTCAAACCGGAGGGAGAGGCGAAGCTTCCGGAGCCACTGTTGGGAAAATTGCGCCAGACATAAGTATTTATACACCACCTACGGCTTACTCTCCGTTTACTGTTCAAGGTGTGCAGGGAGGGAAATCAGGAATCGGCTCTGCAATTGGAACAATTGCAGGAATTGGAGCAAGTTTTATCCCTGGCATAGGCCCAGGTATTGCTAAAGCTTTGCCAGCCCTTGGTGGAGCTGCTGGCTCCTTCTTTGGTTAAGTAAGACTTATACCCTTTAAAATATCAACAAGAGGATTTAAATTATGTTTGCTGCAGCCTTACCTATTCTTGGTGCAACTCTTGGAGGATTTGAAGGTTATCGTCGTAGTGGCGGTGATTTAGGTGCAGCTGCTCTATCTGCTGGGTTAGGAGCAGCGATTCCAGGTGGTCTGCGGATGGCTGGAACTGCTTTAGGTGGGACTGCCTTGGGTGCGCGTGCACTTGGCTTAGGTAGCCAAGGATTGAGCAGAGGTGCAAGTGCTGTAGGACAGGTTGCAAGTAAAATACCAGGTATGCCTGGACTTCCACAAGGAGCAATTGCACCTTTAACTGCTGCTGGACTTGGCGCAGCAGCAGCAGGAGTGGGCAGCCTGATTGCGCCTTCACTTGCCGGACAGGTAGGTGCGGGTGTTAAAGATGTTGTTCGGGGTCCTGCTCAACTGGGAGCTGGATATTTAGGATCCCGTGGACCTGGTGCCCCTAACTATGAGCAAATCGGCGGCAATGCTGTTCCTGTAGTTGATGCATACGGCAACGTAAGCATTCTTGGAACAGATCCGCTAGGAAACATTCTTCCTGGCATGGCACGCAGTGGCGAATCCCTTCGGGAAGCAACTGCACAACGTGATGCAATGCGTCTTCTCTATCCTGAAGTTGCCGCTGCATCTGAAGCACGTTCTAAGAAAGAATTTGAACGCCAAATGGCTGCTGCTGGCATCCGTCAAAATATTGAAACAGCTGCCAACATGATTCAACGTAGTCAGCAGTCGATGCAACAAATGGGTCAAACAGCTGCCCAACAAATGGGTAACGCTTATACTGCTCAATACCAGTATCAGTAATTATGGCAGCTACTGCGACTAACCCGTTTCCCTATTGGCAGCCTGCCGCCGGAATTGATTTTTCGCTAGGAAAAATGTTGGGTGGTAAAGATTTTTATAAAATTGCCAGTAACTCCCGATATCAAGACATTCTCAAGTCAGGTTTAGAATCAGGAGTGGGAATGCCTACAACAGTGCCTGCTGTTATCTATGGCAGTGAGCCAGCGGTACCCAATATTGATCCGGCTGCAAAAGCTCAATTTGATTTCTTAGAAAGAGCTTATCCTTACCAGGTTAAGATGATGCAGGATGCTGCACGCATCCAACAGCAACAGAATGAACAAGGGTTTGCTTCTGCTTACCCTTGGATAACCCAAGCAGCACAAGAATCAACTGCACGGAACTTAAAAGCAAGCCAAGCCTATCGTTCTTTTGTAGAGTCTCAGCCATCAAGCGTACAGAACATCATGGCATCCAAACAGGCACAGATGACCTCTGCTGCTGGTGCCGAAGCAGATCGTGCCCGCGCCATGGCTGCTCAAACACAGGCAGCTAAAGATTTTGCCGGTCGGTACGCCGGTCAAACCTTCAGCGTCGGTTGATTGCTGAATTATTTTTGGTAAAGTAAAACAAGCAGTAGTTTCTATTATGGGTAGCAAACCAGCACCAGCTCCACAGGTTGTTTACACACCACCACCCCCGCCCCCTGGACCCCCGCAGGAAGTAGAGACACAGTCACTGCGTTCTCAACTTGCTCTTAACGAGCTTGCTGGAGAGCAAAACCGCTTGAATATGGAGACAGGTGCTCAGCTTGATCGCACCAACTCTGAGTTCTTTACTAACCAAGACCTTAGGAAAGTACAAGCAGGGGGTGCTGAAGAACGAATGTCTATAGCTGCTCAAGGTGAGCAACAGCGCAATCTTGCAGTTACGCAAGGCGAGCAGCAGCGCCTAGGTTACGTAACACAGGGAGAGCAGCAGCGTCTAGGTATTGCCGCCACTGGCGAGGAAACACGGAAGACCACCGTGGTTGCTGGCGAACAAGAACGTCTCGGCATCCAAACCTCCGGCCAGGAACAACGCTTAGGTATCCAGACTTCTGGTCAAGAGCAGCGCCTTGGCATTAAAACCACAGGACAAGAAACCCGCGAGACTCAAAAAGAAGCTATTGCTGGTGAACAGGAAACACAACGTCAACGTTTTGCTGGTGAAACATCATTAACACAGACCAGGGGTACCGAAGAACGCGCTAGCATCGGCAAGACCGGTGAAGAGCAGCGGGCAACAATCGGTAAGTCAGCTCAGGAACAACGGAATACAGACTTGCAAAGCGAGATGTTTAGGCGCTATAAAGAGAACCGTGATTACGAACAAGCTCAAAGCCAGTACCGGACATGATCGATTGGATTCAGTCTTTAACCGAAAAAGACCGCGAATCCTTTCTTGCATTCTGTAAAAAATCTGCTTCTCCAATCCAGATGTACCTGTATTCCCGATTCCTTGGGTTTACGGGTTCCATCGTGGAGTGCGATGAGTGGTCTAAGCAGGAGTTCAAGAAAAGGAACTTTAATGGAATCATGGAGATGGAAATTGATTCCATGCAGCAAGACATTGCCAAACTCCGTGACGCCATTGATCTAGGCATCATTAAGCAAGACATGGGTGCTTCCCGCATTGCTATGCTCCAGAAAGAGCTTCGCGGTTCCATCAAGCAACTGAACGATGAAAAGCACCTCACAGATAAGCAAGGGTTGATCCTTGCTGGCGCGGACCGTGCCCTGAGGGAGATGCTATTGATCTTCCGTGATGACTCTATCGAAGGCCCGCTCCAGGAGGCTTCTATGGGCGTGTGGACTAAGATCCTATCTGAAGAGTCCTAAGGCGTAGTGCGCTAGGGTAGGCGCATGGCTGGCACAAACCTGTATTCCGTTTACCGTAGGACAGCACGTGCTGCGGCCAAACAGCATGTTGTCAAAAAAACTTCTAACGTTGATGTTGAAAGGGCTCGTACTGACTTCGCTTATTTTTGTGATGTTGTTGGAGATAAGCCTCCTGCTGCTCATCATAAAGAATGGCACAGCTATTTATGCACAGATACAGACAGTGAGTGTTTGATCGGTATTGGCGGCCCCAACATCGACATTCTGGCGCCACGTGGATCAGCAAAAAGTACCGTGCTTGGTTTGTATACGGCATGGGCTATTGGCATTCATGCGTTACACAAGAAGCCTTTAAAAATTCTTTACATCTCATACACGGTTGACGTAGCGCGGCCCAAGAGTGCAGCAATCAAACGGATTATTGAAGAAAGTAAAATCTATAAAGAAATCTTTCCTACGGTAAAAATTGCCAAGGGGATCAACTCCAACGAGTACTGGAGTATTGACTGGAAGTTTGCAGGCATTAAATCTACTGGTGAAGAAGAGTTCACCATCTGTTGTGCAGGTCTTAAGGGTGCTGTGACCTCAAAGCGTTCACACCTTTGTATCTTGGATGACGTTGTCAAAAGTGCTGACGACATTAAGAACAAAGATATCCGTCAAATGATGGAAGATAACTGGAACTCAGTTATTGTTCCAACTATGTTCGAAGGTGGCCGTGCCATCTGTCTGGGTACGCGGTTCCGTCATGACGATATTCACAGCACAACATTTACTCCAACTAATGATTGGGTTCAGATTGTTCAATCTGCGATCACTGTAGACCCCACTGGGGATGAGATTTCCTATTGGCCCGACATGTGGTCGCTGGAGTACCTTCAAGACCGGCGTCGTCAAGCTCCAATAAGTTTTAGCTTTCAGTATCAGAATCAGATTGTGCAGACCAGTGAACTGTCACTTTCACCTGATTTGATTGTTAAAGGAAATATTGCTACGCAGTTTGATTCCTTGGGAGTCGGAGTAGACCTTTCTGCTGGCGTTCGAGAACGTAATGACTACACCGCCTTTATTCTTGGCGGGCGCGTTGGAGACAAGATCCACGTCATTGACTGCAAACGCATTCGCATCATGGGTAACTTAGAAAAACTAGAGTCCCTCATGGAGATGCTGGAAGAATGGGGTATCGTCCACAAAGACAAGGAGCAATACTTCCCCACTGGCAGCCAAGTGGATATTTGGTCAGAGGCTGTGGCTTACCAGGCATCCTTAGAAGCTGACTTCAAGCGAATCTGTTTAGGCGACCACGGGCTGTACAACATGAATTGGCATCCGATCAAGGGATTCCGTGGAGACAAGGTTGCAAGGTTTAGGGGGATCATGGGTCTTTTTGAACAACGGAAGATTACTTTTAACCGATTCCGCAAGTTCCAAGCATTGACTGATGAGATTGTGAATTTTGGCGTAAGCTCACACGACGACTGCGTCGACGCCCTGGTCTGGCTATGTAATGGACTCATGACCAGAGGCAAACTGGAGTTGGAGTATTAAGGGTAAAGTATTCTGGATTTAAACTAGAAAAATCACTTAGCAATGTCAACCAGCTACTACACCATTGAGGTTGAACAGGATGCCTACGGTTCTGTTGTAATCCCGCTTCCCGATGAATTGTGCCACGACATGGCACTTCAACCGAACGAATTGTTTGATGTTGAGGTCGAAGACGACGTGATCACCCTCAAACGGCTAAATGCTGGCTACGATATTAAAGCATAATCCCAACCGTAATCAGCAATGAGCGAGAGCAAGCAAGCTTTAGAGACTATCCTCAAAGCGGTTGTTGACCGTGACGGCACTGGCACGGCTGACACCATGCTGGTCAATGCTCACCTATCCCAAATGAAGATGTTTGGGATCCGTCAGGGTGTGGAGTTTTATCCAGAACAAGACAACCTAGGCACGCAACGGTTTGATTTTATTCAGCAAGTTTTAAAATTTAACCAACTTGATGCCCGTCTTGATTCGATCTGGGATCGTTTCCTAGCGTACGGAAAAGGATTGTTTTATATTCGTCCTACTAAAAAAACCTACCGAATTTACTGGTTTGACAAGGATGCTTACAGAACTTATTACACACCAGATGGTGAATTAGAAGAAGTAATTATTATTTATGGCTATAAAGTCAAATCAAATCGCGGCTTTGGTGCCAGTGGAATAGGTCTTTCTACAGACAAGCGTTATATGCGGTTGCGTATTACCGCAACAGAAATTGAAGAGTTTCATAGTGAGCAAGAACTTAATTTTGAAAACTCAATGGAGTTTCCAGCCACGCAGAAGAAAGTGGTTGCAAACACCATGGAATTTATTCCTTGTGTAGAAGTTTTCAACAATCCCGACGCGTTTGGTACTGATGGCGCTGGTGAGTTTGAGTGGATGGCTAACCAAATCATTGCTCACGATGAGATGGTTAAAAACATTAGAGCAAACCTTTCGTTCTTTGGTAATCCGACACTGCTGTCTTCCCGTCCCAAGCAGGACATCATTGAGAAGACTGATGGTGATGTAGCACAACGTCCTAGCATCTCTAGTCAATCTGGGTTCCAGTCTGAGTTCAGCCTGTCAAGTTCGACTTATAAGCAAGACAACGTAAGCAGGCAACCTCCTGGTTACATTGGTAAACCCGGAAGTGGTATGAGGGTTCCACGGGTTATTGCCAACCTGGAGCCAACAGATCGTGTTGGATTTATTACACCTAATGCTGTAAGTACTGACCAAGCTCGGTATGCCGAACAACTTCGTAGTGAGATCCGGCTTGCCCTTGGTGGCATCGACGACCTTAGCATTACCAATGTAACCGCTACGGAGATTAAATCAGCTTATGGACGAGTAAGTGCTACAGCAAAGAAAAAATGTTTGCAACTTTATACCTATGGTATTTGCAGGTGTTTTGAATTAATGATCTTCCAGGAAGAACAGATCTTCCGTAAAACATTGGCCTACGCTTCTGGACTACGGTACCCTGATCTTCCTGAAGATCCCAACGATGAGAAACAGCAAACTAAGTACGAAAAGGCTAAAGCTAAGTACGAAGCTGGTTTGCAGAAAGCCATCGATACTGCAGTTGAAACTAAAACAATTCCCGATGGTGTTTTAGGGCTCGCTCCAGATGGGGACCGCACTGTCCGCTGGCGTTGGATGGGACCTGTCTATGAAGACACTGCGCAAGACAAACTTAACCAATCTATCTTCACAAGGAACCTACAAGAGTTAGGTGTTGATAGCATTGAAGCACTGAAGTATTTATTCCCTTCGAAAACGGACGACGAAATCGCGGGCATGCTCTCCGGTTTCCCGTTCCGAATGGTAGGGGAAGTACAGAGGGCCTACTCCACATTTATTGATCTAATCAATCAAGAAATGAGGACACCGCATCCGCAGCAACCAAACTTACCGATGGCTGCGGACCCGAGACTTGATCTCACCCCCTTCCTTTACCGAACTCTCGAAAGCCTACAAAAAGAGGTAACCTATGCAGGCCGATACCGCAATGCCGACCCAATCGGCACCCCAAGTATCCCAGACCCAGCCGATCAGCTACGCGGCTCCAGTAATGCAGCAGACGGCAGCTCAGGCACCGGCGGTTTCAACAACTTCCCAATGGGTGGCGCCTTACCAGCAAGCGGTGGCCCCAGCCCCGCAAATGCAGGCCCAGATGGGGGTCCCCAACTACCAATCAACCCCTACAGCGTCATACCCCCAAGCGTACCAGGAAGCCCCACAGGCTTACCAAACGCAGCAGGCAACGCAATCGGAGAATCCTTACAAGGAGGCATTCAATCGGGTAGTCGGACTCCTGAGTTCGCCGGTGCAATTCCCGTTCCAGGGTCAACAATCAGCACCGACCCAGGAAACCGCTCAGGCCAACTACAATTCCCAGCTGGCTCCCCAGTACAGCAACGCGGGGACGCAGACCTATACGCCTGGGATCAACAGCAACCAAACATACTCCAACGCCTCTTCCCAAACATCGCAGGCGATCAGCGCGGAGCAGCTCCTAGCAAACGGAGTAAGTCACGCAAGTCTTGAAGTTCTTGATCATTTCGGTGCTGACGCACCTGCAGTCCTCAATAACTACGCTTGCCAGATTGAAGACGCTTTAATCACTACCAACAACCAGTTGATTGAAGCTGTGGCGCTGCTTCAGGAACTGTCTAATGAGCACCGCGCTTATGAGACAATCTTGACTGATCCAGATGTCCTGGCGGACTACACCTGTGAGTTCTTCGGTGCTAACGGTCCTTATCCCGTACCCGATGAGGAAGTTGGTTATGCCGCTCCTCGCGCCGCTGCTGCTCCTCAGTACGGTCGTCCTCCTGCCGCTCCTCAAGCGCAGTACGAGCGTCCCCAGATGCCACTTCCTCCGTCCCCTCAGGCACAGAGCAACCCTGGCGACTTCTGGAACAGCTTCGGTTCCTTGGCTGACCGCGATCCAGCAAATGCCTGGCGCTATCTGAACCAAGCTTCAGCTAATCCTGAAGTCTTCCGTCAGAAGCTCCTGGTGATGGAGTGATACTCGGAAAACGGGTAAACTACGTTTATCAGGAAAACAAGTAAAACTACTGTTATTAGAAAAATAACTAAATGTAGAATGAGGGGTAGCAAAGGCTGCCCCTTTTTATTTTTCAGGGTAAAAAAATTCTATGGCTGATATTAGAAGCCGTGTTGGTGCATTTATTCAAGGGCTAGCTCCTTCGCAGCAGCAAGCTGCACAAGATATTGCCTCTGCAAATAGGCCTGAAGAATCAGAACAGCGGACATCTGGTACTGCTCCTGTAATTGGTACTCCTGGAAGCATGGCGCAACGCTCTGATATGCCATCAGCAGCGATGCCTCAGGATTTGCAACAAGGTTATCTGCGTTTAAACGAGTTTGGTTCACCCCTTCCTCGCCTTGGTGTACTAGGAGATCATTATTTAAAAGCTGCGCAGGTCACGCAGGATCAGACGTTAGCCAATGAACAAATGCTGATGACCGGCATGATGCCTCAACGCGGGCAACTTCCTGTTGGTATGATGCAACAACCCATTAACACAAAAGGTGGTCGCCGCTGATGGACAAATCTAAAGCAAAAAAAGCCAAGAAAAAGGCTAAACAGATCAAAGCTAATCCAGAAGCTATTGTGAACGCTGCGCTTCTGGCACAGCAAATTAAGGCTGCGACCTTGAATCCTGAAATCCAAGCTAGTCGAATTGATCTCCAGCCAGCGACTACAAATCCATATCACCCCATGGGGATGATGAACCCCAACGCATATAGCCCTGGCAATTTAATTGGCGGTCAAGGGATGCCAATGGTTTACAATCCAGAAACTTAAATAACGCAGGTAAGTAAGGTTGTTGCTATAATTTTTTTAATGGAATCAAAATTCCAGAACTCATAGAGACCTTTTGGTTCTCTGGTGTCAGCTAACCCTTACGCTGAATAACCAACATGTTTATTGATAACGACTTTCCCAAGCTGTTGGGCGCGGAGCTGTACCGTCCCCATCCAGCCTACATCGTTGAGATGGCCGCAGAACCTGTGGTTGTTCACGACTTCACCAAACAGCCTGGTCAAACCGTTCAGTTAGACCGGTACCGTTTCTGGGGCAACCCAGGGACCAAGACTCAGCGTGAGCGCACCCAAGACCAAACGATCGGTACTGCTAACAGCCGTTCCATCGTTAAGGACAAGGTGCTTGTGTCACTGCGTGAGTACACTGGCCCTGCCGACCCTAATAATTCCAACCTCCCGAGCACCTTCAAGATCGCTCGCGAGACTCTGATGACCGCTCAGCGCCTGCTGCTGGACACCGGGAACCTTAACATGTTCCACCAGTCCATCGGTTCGCTGACCCTGCTTGACGACTATCGTCGCTGGCGCGATCGCGTGTTCCTCGACGAATTCGCCAAATCTGAGTCCCGTGGCGCTTCTTCCGATACCCAAGGTGGTTACTACTACCCCAACGGTAAGACCCGCTCCAGCTCCACTGCTCTGAACTCCTACTCTGCTACTGAGTATGCTTCTGAGCGTTACAAGTTCAACGTGAAGACTGACTTGCTTGAAGTTGTCAAGCAACTCCGTAAGCGTAACGTGCCTGTGTTTGCCGACGGTTACTACCGTTGTATTGCTGACCCTTCTTTCATGAAGGATCTGCGTGCTGACCAAGGCTTCCGTGAAGTGGCTCGTTATCCCGGCATGGGCCAAGGCAACCCTCTGATGGGCGCCATGGGTCCTAACCAAGCAATCTACGGTGGCGGTCAGTATGGCCAAGCCCAGTTCGTTGCTGGCGAACCCGTTATGCCTTCTGGCTTCGTGTTTGAAGGTGTGCGTTTCTTCGAGTCAACCAACTTTGCTGCTAAGAGCATCACTGTTGACATCGGCGATGGCGCTGGTGCAATTTCTCACGACACTCCTCCTGCTCTGTTCTTCGGTCCTCAGGCCGTTGGCGTCGGCATCGGTGGTCCTAATGCTCAGGTTCTGATCAACAACAACGACGACTTCAGCCGCTTCATCATCCTGATTTGGCAACTGTACGCCGGTTTTGCGAACCTGAATAAGGATTTCATCACCGCAGCTTTCACAATTGTTTGAGGAAGTAGGTAACTAACAATGGCATCTTACAAAGAACAAGCCGGTGCTATCCTGCAGCCCGGCAATCAGATTAACCGCCTTTCCAGCTATAACACCGAAGGTGTTCATGGCTGGCCTGGCGTCGAAGCCTTTGAGTTGATCGGTTATGCCAAGGTGACCAACCTTGCTGCCGACAAAGCTAGCTTCAAGAGCTTCAGCGTCACCATCCCTTCTCCTGATCGTCGTCCTGATGATCGGGTGCGCGATGACCGCACTTCCCTTGTGGTTCGTGCTAGCACCCTGCGTCCTGCCTATGTGTATGGCGCTTCTATCGCTATCGGTCAAGACATTCCTTCCGTTGGTGTACCTGGCTTCCCCGCTGCGCCTGTAACCGCTAACCTTGGCGGCACCTCGACTGAGTTGCTCCTGGTTGGCCCTGATAACAGCGGCGCCCCCCTCGGCATCCCCACCTCCCAGGCTAACGGCTTGGCTAACGCCTCGTCTTTCCTGACTGCAGCTTCTTCCTTGTTTACTCAAGGTTCAACTGCTAACAGTGGTGGTGGTACGAACGGCTACCTGCCTTTCCCTAACGCTGTTACTACTGCTGGCATCGTTGCTGCTGACTTTGCTAACAGCCTGATGTACCGCGTTACTGCGGACACCACCTTTAAAATCTACAACGTTAACGGCGTCACTTCGACCACCGTTGATGGTGATGGTGTGTTTATCAGTGCAGCTGACTCCGCTGCTGGTAAAGCCGGTTACATCTTGGTTCGCATCAACTACCTGCGTCCTTCCCTGGGCGTATCTTGGGACGACATCCAAGGCTTCATCGACTTTGCTTCCCAAGTGGGCGGCGACGACATCTGATCTAGTCTTCATTAAAAACAAATTAGCGGGTCTTCGGATCCGCTTTTTTATTGGGCTGGTGTTTTTAGATGAAGCACAGTATTGTACTTGTAGCCATCAATTGTTTACGGATGCTGTACCAGTACAAGCCAACTGGAGGACTAGTCGAAGTTATCTCTAGCCATGGGGATGGAATCCTCATGTGTGTCGATTCACAAGACGAAGTCATCTATGTAGAAGAAGAAAACCTCATCCCTCATCTTGCAGCTACCAACGAAAAGGTTCTTCTCGAAGAGCGGCTTACAGCTCAGCTGGAGCAAGAGGGTGTAAAACCCGCCAAGCCTACCAATAAGGAAACTTTCCCGCTTGATGTCCGCATTAA